ATGAAGCACTTTATGAAACCAATTGTTACCGCAGTGGTAACCTCTACACTCTCATTCAACGTACTTTCAGCAGAAATCAAAAATGTCATTCTGATGATTGGCGATGGTATGGGACCTCAGCAAGTTGGTTTACTGGAAACCTACGCAAACCAAGCGCCAAACTCCATCTATAAAGGGAAAAAAACGGCCCTTTATCAACTTGCTCAAGAAGGGGTTATTGGTTCATCCCTAACACATCCGGAAGACGCAATCGTAGTGGATTCAGCTTGCTCTGCGACCATGCTTGCAACGGGTGTTTACAGCGGTTCAGAAGTAATCGGTATCGATTCCCAAGGTAACCATGTTGAGACAGTACTTGAGAAAGCGAAAAAAGCAGGCAAAGCGACTGGCTTAGTTTCCGACACGCGCTTAACTCACGCGACTCCAGCTTCTTTTGCCGCTCATCAACCTCACCGATCTTTAGAGAATCAAATCGCATCCGATATGCTTGCAACGGGCGCTGATGTGATGCTATCTGGAGGGCTACGTCATTGGATTCCTAAATCGACCAACGACAAAGGTGAAACCTATAAGCAGCTTGAGCAACTGACTCAAGGTGATGTTTACCTAAAATCAAAGCGTAAAGACGACCGTAACCTTCTTACTGAAGCAGAGAAAGACGGCTACCAATTAGCGTTTAACCGCAACATGCTAGACGACGCTAAAGGCGAAAAGTTACTTGGTCTGTTTGCCTACTCAGGCATGGACGATGGCATCGCTTATAGCAATAAGAAAAAGAGTGGCGAACGAACTCAGCCAAGCTTGAAAGAGATGACACAAAAAGCGCTCAACATCCTATCCAAAGATGAAGATGGCTTTTTCCTAATGGTCGAAGGTGGCCAAATAGACTGGGCAGGCCACAGTAACGATGCAGGTACGATGCTGCATGAATTGCTTAAGTTCGATGAAGCAATCCAAACTGTGTATGAATGGGCGAAAGATCGTGAAGACACGCTCGTGATTGTGACCGCAGACCACGAAACAGGATCTTTTGGCTTCAGCTACTCTTCTAACGACCTACCAAAACCACAGAAACGCTCTGGTGAAGCCTTCGCCGACCGCGACTATGCACCTAACTTTAACTTTGGCGCATTCAATATTCTTGATGGTTTGTATAATCAGAAGCAAAGCTACTACGGCATGATCAGTGAATTTCAGAAGCTGGATAAAGCGCAGCAAACACCTGAAAAGCTCGCTGAAATCGTTAACAAAAGTAGTGAGTTCCCTATCACAGCGGAACAAGCGAAAAACGTGTTAGCGAGTAAGCCGAATCCATACCGATTGGCTCAACACAAATATTTATCGGCAGAAGAAGTGCCTGCTATCAACGATTTCGATGCATTCTTCCCTTATAACGACCGTGGTAACTTGCTTGCCCGCGAACAAGCAACAGGTCAAAACATCGTTTGGGGTACAGGTACACATACTCACACACCAGTGAACGTGTTTGCTTGGGGCCCTGCCGAGAAGATATTGCCAGTTTCGAAAATCATGCACCACTCAGAACTGGGTGAGTACATTAAACAACAAGTAAACTAGCCTGAATCTTTTTTGCTCGTTTAATTTTAGCGCCCTTCGGGGCGTTTTTTGTTTTAATTTTTTAAGTCTTTAAGTCTTTAAGTCTTTAAGTCTTTAAGTTTTAAATTTAGGCGACGCCAAATAGCAAAACAGCCGCTAAAGAGCGGCCGTTTTAAAATAATTAGCGATTAGGGTGATTCAGGATGTGGTCTTATCACGCATTGAGAATCAAACCCTTAAATAACAACAACTTAACAAACCAAAACCCCCATCTTGTCCCAAAAATGTCCACACCTCGCATTTTTTTCCACGCAAAACCCTATTTTTTGCCACTTTCCGTGAGCTTCACTTTTTCTTGGCATTTCGCTCACGATGAGTAAAACCTTTCGAAAAAATCAAAATCACTGAAAATCAGCTAAAAGCCTTATGGTTCAAGGCTTCGCAGCCATTCAACCAGATCATTAAAATAGACACTAGATCTTTAAATTCATGACGGAAAACTCATTGATTCATTGAAATTCAACAACTTACAAACCAAACAGTGATCTTATCAGATCGTCATTATCGCAATTTATTGAAAAAAAGCGCGATGATTGAAATTTTATTAGGCGCTCTGTAAGCCATTTTAAGACACCTCAAGGATAAGCCGAACCCTTTATCACAAAAGGCTTTACAGCATCATCACCGCACTGCCTAACCCCGTAGTTTTGCACTAAATCAAAATTGCGAAAAAATCAGATCAAAAGTGTCGCAGGTGGGGAGGAGGAGTGCGGATTCCGTCACTTACACGCTCCCTTCCGTGGCTGTAGGTTGTGGTTATGGTATTGGGGTGCGGATATAAGAAAAGCGCCCATGGTGGGCGCTTGGTTTGAATGCGGCGGGGTTTAGCTTACTTTGTAGGCTCCGGCAGAACTGCCACCTGTTACTTGAACTTCTGCGTTCTGGGTTATCTCATCTACTACGGCGTTGGCGATGGCTTCGGCCATCATGCCTGCCATAGCAAATTCACCATCAAGCACGAAGCCTTTGGCTTTCAGTTCTGTTTCTATCTTTTGCTTTAATGAGCCTTTGCTTATTGCCATTGTTACTTACCTGCGTAAACGGTTGTTGATACATCCACATGCGGTTTACCCATAAACGGGCAAATGCTTTCGCCAGTGCAAACGCCTTTTCCACCATTGAACTTTATGGTGTCGGCGTCTTCTGTGATGTTCTTAGCTTTGATGGTTCTATTGCCTTTGACGGTTTCACTGTGGTTGCCATCAATCTCAGCTATTCGATTTTCTAGCACTTTGATTTTTTGAGTTAGGCATTCAAGCTTGTCGGCTTGGTCTGTCTTCCTTTCAAAATTGCCGTCTTTGTCGATCAGCTGATGAACACCTGTGCGTTGTTGGTATCGACTTTCACCCACTTCAATGGCTGGCAACTTCCAACCAAGTCCCAACACTGTGCGAATGAAAGGCTTGTCTGGTTCGCCGTTCGCGAAACCGACCTCAACAATGGCACCAACGGCAGGCGGCTCGAGTCGGCCTGCGTGATCACCTATACCTGGCACTGGTAATGGTACTGCCTGCATTATTGGCACATCTTTCCGTTCTACCAACTTACTATCGAGCAATCGAATATCTGCGGCGTAATGCGGATAAAATCGCTCGGACATATCCCCTTCGCTTGGTAGCTCTGGCAATGCCACAACCTTTGCCAGTTGTGGCAAATGCCAGCCGCCAGTCAGTTCTGGAAATAATCGATAGATGATTCGTTTTATTGTTTTTACATCCATGTGATAGCAGTCTCCGTTGCTTTGTGTTCTACCGTCACTAACCTGCGGCCATTAACGATAACACCTGGCTTGAAATGCGGTGAACATGGAACGGTTGCGGTTCTCTGTTCTTTATGTGGGTTAATGATATTACTTGGTATGTTTACGGGTTTATCTGCCCAATAGCTGTCTGCCCAACTTCCAACAAATATCTTCCCATCGCCTTGTTGCTGCCACATATAATCCGAAATGCTAAAGGCTTGCGCTATTTCATCCAATACGCGGTACCCGTTTCCAATAGAGTAGAAACACGGAATTGCGCTATTGGCATAAGCTTTATCTGGCACAACAAACTGCAACCCTGTTTGCTGTGTCATGTTACTAAGCAATTGGGTTAACGTTGGGTGTCGAACAACAATATTCATCGGATGATAAAGCACTGCTGCCAGCTCTCTGCAAAACACCACCACATAACCTGGCTTATCCGGTGAAACTCTTTCGATAAACCCTGTAAAAACACGGCGAAGGTTATCACCCCACCCCAACTCAATGGCGACCTGTTGCATTGGATTGGCTTCGCCTTGAATGGTCAACTGTGCTCTACCTGGTGCATCATCTGAAAAAGTCAGGCGATGAGCGCTGACTTTTCTTGGTGAACTTCCGATATACAGTTGAATGGAAAACTCTGGTGTATTCATGCCAACGCTCTATCTAATGATTGCAAGTACCCCATAACCCCTGACATATCCACTTCGGTATTTGGTGGAGTATCAACCGATGCCGTTGGTGGTTCTGCCGGAGTCTCAACACCTGTCGCTTTTTGCTGACTTGCAGATTTAGCCGGTTGCCGACTTTCCACCCTTTCAGCAACACTCAAGTGTTCAACCAATTCAAAGCTAATCACCCATTGGCGCAGGTTTGTATCTTCTTGCGCGGTAATGGTTCCTTGAAATTTCACTTGGTTGATTCTCAGGGCCTTAGCGGTTTGGTTAACAACTCGATACACCGTTCTTGCGCCATCGACCTTAGCCCCTGCCATAGTGTAAATCTGGTCTAACACCTTACTGTTGGTAAAAGGTAACGTTCCAGCTATCACCAGTATTTTGGCTTTGTCTCCGGTTTCAGCCTGATCAGTTGATGCAGAGCTGCCGGACATATCTTGTCCGGCTAACTTTTGACGGGCTGTTACTTTCAGCCCTTTCAATGGAAGATTAACAGCGGATAAGGTAAGCATTTAACTTACCTCTACCTGAGTCGGCCAAGGAAACTCCGCTTTGATAAGTTCAACCGCTGCATCCGCTTGATTTCTGAAATCGGCAGCATCATCCGTTAGGCCACGCGCTTCTTTTCTCAGTGCTTCCATGTACAGCGGGTCGCTAACGTTTCGATAAGCAGCTCGGCGAGCACTATCAACTTGGTCATATTCAGCTATGTGCTTGTTACTTTGGTTTGTTACCCAAGCTGTGCCGTTCCATTCGTCCCATTGGGTTAATGGTTTGTCTTTTGTGTAATCACTCGTAATCAAAGACACATCATCGAACTGTTTAGTTTCTTGCGTTTGTTTGTGGTAAGAGGTCACTTCCACATGTTTCAATTCAACAATCCACTTTTGATGAGCGCCGTCAAACTTCGCTTGCTCTGTTTCTTTATCAAAATCCGGAGGACTAACCCATGTTGAACACTGTGGTTTGATATAGTCATTGTAACCATAAACTTTATTAACCGAGCTTTCACCAGAGAAAACACAACTTTCTGGGTTGTAGTGGTATGCGATTTTCATTACATCCAACCTCTATGAATTTTAATTGATAGGTTTGCAGTGTATGGGCGTATTTCATTTGCAACTGGGACTTGATTAGAAGCCCTAAATTTCAACCCTATCCCGCCATTATATGATAATAAGTCTTCTTCTCTGGTTATCCTGCCCACTCCTGAACTTGCAGGTTCAAACACTCCAGAAGCATCGTTTGCTAGATAACCTCTACCTGGATGACCATTTAGCGTAGCAAACCCATCCATCTCTCTAATTGCATCCCCTTGCGTTTCACCATGAGCAACCCCACTTGGGGTGCCACGCACAAAATTCCCCAAGTGATGATTAGGAACAGTAAACGTATTTGAACCGTCACCCTCACCAAAATACATTGCATATTTCATTGGTTCTGAATCTTTAAACGATTGAGCAACAACTAAGCCAGTTGTTTGCGCATAATCCCAAAGCGTTTTATCTACCACTCGCGAAAACTCACCACCTTTAGCATCGAGCCAGCCCCGCTTTTCTCCTATGGTATGAAATGGAACAACCATCCCAACCATATTTTCCATGAGCTTTTGATCATGAGAAATAACACGCAAATCAACCACCGAACCATCAGCCTCAATGCCTGCCAACTTACAAACATAGTGTTGCAAGCCATCATCATCCACGTAGTCAACCAAGTCACTGGTTGAAGCCACAACCTTGAACATGTTTTCATGGGTAGATAACGCGGTACCGTCACGATGCACATCAAGCCATAACGTTGTCGGCTTTTGGGTAACATTGTGCGCAACGACTAAAGCATTTTGAATTCGAAGACCACCGACATAAACAACACCTGGCGCAACCAAATATTTGTTTTGGTCGACATCATGGCGCGTCACATCAAAACCATCTACGAACGCGGTGTGGCCGTAGTTATCCAAACACGCCAAACGATGTTCTTCATCCATGCCACTCAATCGCGCTTGATAGTCGATTTGCCAAGTTGCCGCATCAACAGTCACATTGGCCGCACTTGCCGCCCCATCAAATTGCATCAACATGGATTTGGTCAACGCCATTGAAACTTCTTTCGTTTCCGTGGCTTTATATACCACCATGCCGCAGCTATCCGGCACATTCTTATCACGCAAGAACATCGCGTTAAACGTGAACGGCTCTTGGCTACCTTGAATCACAACCGAGTACACAACCGAGTTAATACCAGACTTACCCACTTGGTCGACATCTTGCTGATATACCCACTGTTCTAATGGTGGCAAACCTACCGTTCTATCAATTGGCTTTGATAAGTCGAGGTTTGGGATCATCGCAAAAATGATTTCATTTAAATCAGTCGGTTCACCTAATGAAACCTTGTTTTGAAGGTACTGCTCAAACTCTAATGGGATGGCCGTTTGGCTCATAGCTATCGCCCCTTTTATTTTTGAAAATCTACTCGTGACATAGACGCAGTGAAAACCTGCTGATTATGCTCGATGCGTTTTTGACGAACAGAAACTAAGGTTTCGTTGTTGGCCTTGGCTGAATGAATAGTGAAACGATTACCAAACACCGCTGATAACATTTTCATTGTTGCTGGGTACGTCACGTTGAAGCGATAACGGCGACACGTTCGGCCATACTGGCGAATCATCGCATTCATCAACCAGTTCTTCTGAGCCAGTTCACCATCAGCCGTTTCAATGGTCACAACGTCCCATTGTTCTTGGTCTTCACGCTCATGAATTTCCACCCAACTCACGCCAAGCTTTCCAAACATATCCTTAAAGCCTGCCGTTTCGCCGCCATGCCTAGAAAATGAATAAGCACTTGCCACACGAATGCGGAAAATCATTTCATCTTCGCGTTCCAGTGGTTCAATATCTTTCTCCCAAGCCATCAGTTTTACAATGCCAATTGGAGCCGTCAACGGGTCATGCTTGGCCAATGGCATTCGCAAAACCTCTTCAACTCTTAGCCAATAATTGTGTAAAGCAACGGCAAACTTGGCTAATTCACCTCGGCTCATCCAATACTTAAAATCTGCAAACGGTAACTGCATAGCTACTCCTGCATCTTAATCGTGAGCGAGGATAAACGCGGAATCGTCAAAGCACTGATAATGTCGTCTTGCTCAAACTTCAAAGACTCGATACCCACCAACAACGAGTGCAATTCACCTTCTAAACGGGAAAAGCTAAAGCGGCCTTGCGGGTTCGTTCGCGTGACGTTGTAATCACTATTCTCACGAAAAGCAGCGCGTACAATGTTTTCAATGTCGGTTTTCAACTGGTCGCGTTCGGCATCTATCAAAGCAGACTGAGGCCACACAATCACACTAATGTCGTAATCAGTTTCTGGCATAGCCTTAACCAACAAATCATCACCATGGCCATGCAACCCACTCACTGTGATTTCATGGTTCAAGTCATCAATCAGTTCTTGGGATGGGTTTCCGGTATCCAACAAAATAAGAGCGTTGGCAGTACCCGCACCACGCGGAGCATTGTGCTCAAAATACACATTGTCGTCTTGAATGCCTGCTTTGGTCATAAGCAGCGAACGGTAAGCCGCATCAATATGCCATTTCGCCACGGCACTCCATTGGTTGCGAATACGAAGACGCAACTCATCTTCGTCTTCATCATCAGCACCCGCGCTCGTTAGCCAATCATCTTCATTGGTGGCCGCTGAAATACCCGATATGGCAACGGGGATCACATGGTAGTAACCGCCGCCCAAGTTATAAGCCGCACCTTCATACTCAGCTTCAACCAAAGCCGTAACCGTGGTTTCATTCTCAAGCATGGTGGTATCTTCAAGCACCTTTACGCGGTAGATATTCCCGTTAATCGGTTCGGTTTGAATCCATGTACCTTTTGAGATAATTAACGCAGGGCCTTTCAAAGCAGCTCGTTGAAATACAATGTTGCCTCTGGCTTTGGTTTTGCTTTTCGGCTCCACATCCACTTCCCACGCTTTCAACTTCAATGATTCACCAAAGGCCGTAGCAAGAAAGGTATTTGGTAACACAAACTTGATTAACAAATTCTCGGTTAACCAAACTGTCGCGATAATCACAGCCTGTTCAATCAAGCGCCAAAAAGGAGAAAAGCGACTGTCGTTGTTGATCACACTGCCAGCCTTATCCATCTCTTCTTTCAGCACTTTCTTCCAACTTTCTGAATCGGTAGGAATCCCCGACTGCTTAACCAGTTCTTTGTAATCTGGCTTTGGAATCTCAGACATTTGTTGTCTCCGAAGTTGTAATATCAAAAGTTACTTTGCCAAAATCTGCCGTAGTAGCGAAAATATAAATCGCGCCATCACTCGGTTCTTCTAGCCTTACCGTTCCCGGTACCAATCGCACATCTTCTTCAACCAACAATTCCAATCGAGTGCGTATATCGGCTTTCTTTGGTGGGCTTCGCTCTGCGATCAGCTCTACGGCCAAGTTACTTTCAATGATGGCGTGTTTAATATCTTGGGCGATCACAGCGCGGTCTTGAATCAATACAGGGTTTCGGCCTGCATCCAACACCACATCACCGTTTTCGATTAACAAATCTTGATAAAGATAATCCGCCATTAGCCTGCCGCCATTTCGAGTTCACTTGCCATATCTTGTGGGCTATTCATGTACGTTGGGTAAATCGCCACACCGCCATAATTGGTTGAACTGGTTTGGTAGCTTGCAATGTTCTTAGCCGCGCCACCTTGTTGAATCTGCGCGTAAGGCTTCGCACTTTGTACAGACTTAGAACTCACAGGTTCTACTTCGTCATTGCTGCCGAAACCTGGTATCCAATCCGCAACACCTTTCACCGTTTCAAGAACGCTGCCAAAGCTCTCACTAATCCAACCAAACAGGTTGGCGAACACAGCGCGAACTTCATCAACAATCGCGAATAGGCCATCAAAACCACTGGTATCAGAGAAACCACTCATTACCCATTGCCAGCCGCCTTTCATCACTTCAAACAGCATTCGAACTTGAGCGGATAAAACCGTTAACACTTGGAACCAAGCCGTGTCACCAAACGAAGCTTTCAGATCATCCCAGTAGTAAATCAAGGCACCAACCGCAGCAATCGCCGCCACAACACCCGCAGCAATTAAGAAAATAGGGTTCACCAGTAACGCCGCTGACATTTTCAAGAATGCCCACGTAACGCCCATTACTCCTTTCGATAAACCCCACATGGCCACCGTGACGGTTTTAGTAATGCCAACGCCTAACGTCATCATTGCCCAAGCCGCTTTCAAGGCACCCGTAATCATGGTGAACATGCCTCCTGCCGCCACCAAGCCCAGAAACGCTACACCTGCAAAGCCAATGTATTTGGTTAGGTTTGGGAACATCTGTGTCCATTCGATGATTTCCATTGCGCCATCGGCCAAACTTGAGATCACCGGCAGCAATGCAGGCAACAACGCGGCACCAAAGGCCGTTCGTACCGCAAACACGCCTTGCTCTAGCCGTTCCCATTGGTCGGTCATAGCTCCGGCCATTTGTTCGGCCACATCCAAGCCCTTTACCTTTCCAAGCTCAGAAATAGAAGTGGCAAGGCCATCCGTATTTTGCATAAGGAGCTGAATCATGGCGGTGGCTTCTTGGGTACCAAACGCTTTACTCAGTTCTGCCGCTTCCGCCACGGAAATCGTTTCACCGTAACGGCCTTTAATTTGATTGAGAATATCGACAATAGGCAACATCTGACCTTGGGCATTGGTGAACTGCATGTTCAATGCCTCTTGCGCTTTCGCGGTACCCGCCAAGAACGAACGATATTTGGTACCCGCTTCACTGCCACTCATGGTGGCTTGCAACGTGCCAAGAATCGCCATTTGTTCGGTCATACCTACACCAACAGAAGTCGCTGCCGCACCTACCGAAGTAAACGCAGAAGACATACCTTCACCCGTGGTTTTGAACATCTGCACCGCTTTGGCCGTTTGGCCACCAAGCATGTTCACCCAATCGGCTTTGCCCATTTCATTGGCAGAGTTTTGGAAAATGCCATACATGGTACCCACGTAACTGGTGATGGTTCCGGTATCCGCTTTCGTTGCAGCCGCAAGCACACCCGAAGCTCTTGTAAACTCGGAAAGCTCATCACCTGCTAAACCAGCAATAGCGGATTGGATATCATAAGAAGCGGCCACAAATTCCGTAGCCGACTTGCCATATTCAACCGAGAATTTCATCGCGGTTTGAGCAAGGGTTTTTAGTTGATCATCAGCAACACCCAGTGACTTCACTTCACCGAGTTTTCTATCCATTTCAATGGCTGGCATCAACGCATTTTTCAACGCAAAGCCTGCACCCACCATACCTGCGGCACCTGCCGCCATCGTGTGAGTGCTTTTTTGATACGTAGCAGACACATTGGTAATTTGTTGCTGAATGCTGCCCAGAGGTTTTGAAATCTGGTCAATCAATCCAACTTGAAATCTGAGCGCTTCTGGTAACATCAACAACTCTCTTTGTGCTGATTAAAGTTAGGCACCAAAGGCTTTGGCTACCCCGTTTGCAGTGGCGGTTTGCATGTTTTCCCAGTGGTTCTTCTCTAACCAAATCGCATAAGCAAGATTTTGGTCAGTATCAGGATCATTGGGTAGCCACTTACGCCGCCACGCATACATCTTTTGCCTGTCGCTGCCATCAATGGCCGCGACAAGCGCATCTATTTTTTTACTGAGATAACAAGCTTCGGCGTGTACTCTTTAAGAACAGCACCATAAATTTGCATTGCTGCACCCGCGTTCGCATCGGTAATTTCACGCAACGCATCTTTTGAGCCATCGCTAACGCAGCTCACCAAGAAGTTATGCGCTGCCGCACTCGCATCACCAGAAAGAATGGTATTTTGCGCGTCATCGTATTCCGCAGGTGTTGGGGTAAATTCAAGGTCAATTCCTGCAACAGTCAGTACAATCTTGCTCATTTTGATATTCCTATTTTGCTTTCGTGCTCGGCACGCCAATTTAAATAATCTTCAATTTGTTTGTCGCATTCAGTAACGGCGACTTTTAACTTTGGAATGTCTTCGGTGATTGCTTCCGGCCATGTACCTTTTACAAGTGGCTTGTAGCATGGGACCAACATTCCGGCAGGTGGCAATTTAACGATCACCTGCGTTGAAACGGTTTCAATAGGGCTCGCGCAAGCGCTCAGTAACATCGGCAGGGATATGGCAATCAATGCTTTCCATTTCCTTTTTAAGCTTGTCCATTTCTGCATTGAGTTTCCCTTCTGCTTCTATCTGTTCTTGCTTACGCCGTACAAAGAGTTGGTTCGTTTTATCCGCGTCACTTTGTAAGGTGTTAATCACTGACAAGTTGGCGACATTATCGGCCTTGGCTCGATTCAGCTTTTCAGCCAAAGCGACTTGTTTTAACTGGCTTGCATCCAATTTCAGCCACAAAACCCAAACCGTGATGCACAACGTTCCAACCGCGAGTAACTTAATCCACTTCCATGCAGCGAGCATATTCAAGCCCTCGCCTTGTAATTAAACCTGGTAACTTCTCACCGCCGCCATATACCCATTTGGGTAACTCTTTGCAGGCTCGTTCGTAGTCGCCTTGTTTGATGTAAGTGAAAATCCGCGTGGCGCTACCATCATGATTTTTCATAAACCGCGAACAGCCAGTGTTAAAACTAAACGAGGTGAACGCATCAAACTGCCCTTGGCTCATGGGTCGCTTAGCCGCCTTTTCTGCCGACTCGATACATTGCTCAGCACCTTGCAGGTTAACCACCCAATCTTTCGCCACTTTCTCAAGCGTGATGGGTTGGTCTGGTACACCGTGAGTGTTGCCGATTCCGTTTGTTATTAAACCCGCAGGGCAGGTGTACGGTTCAAGTCGACACCCTTCCGCATTACCTGTAATTTCCAGCGCTTTAGGGCTAACACGCAATTCACCTTGGGCTTCACCTTCGATCACCACTTGGCCGACTGACGTGGTGAACTCATCACCCAAAAGTCTATTGCCTCCGGTAATTAAGCCCATGGCCGCTACCACCGAACACAGGATTTTGTTACTTAGTTTCATTAATAAAAACACCTTTCTCTTTGGCTATTTTTTGCATGGCACGTTTGTGCCATACATTCGCTAACAACGCGCCTAAACCAATAAATATGGAGGTTAAGAAATACCACTGCTCTAATGTTACTGAACTCAACAGCACACCCGTTGCCGACATCAAATACGCGATATAACCCGTTAATTTGTCGTACCAATCTTGCATCTTATTCACTCCCTTGCGGCTTGGCATGGCGTGCAATACTGACAACCTGGCACCTTTTGGCGGCGCAGTTCTGGAATTGGGTCGCCGCACTCGCCGCATTCATGTGCGCTTTCCCGTTGGTTAACTTGCTTAGCCCTTGCCAACTGGTTAGCAAGTGCCACTTCCGTGAGTTTGGTTTCAAGGTCACTGGCTTGGTCAATAACATCAGACATTTCAATCCCTACTTAACTAAGCAAAAACTTACCAACCAAGATCATCAGTTTCATCACGGCGCAAATACGGCACACCGTTGATACGAACAAAATCAGGGCTTGTCACTTCGAACGGCACTTTGTGAACCAAAGCACTGCCACCACTTGAATCAGCATCGAGCAAGTCAGAGATTTTCAAACGACAACCAAAGGCTTGAATCTTCAATTCGTCTTTATCAATCTTGCCGTAGAACAAAGCATCGAAGTCCGGCATGCCACGCCAAGAACCGGCACGTCTTGCAGCTTTGCTCAATTGGTTGAATTGTTGAGTGGTCAGCTCCATTTCACCACTGGCTTCCACATCACCATCAACATAACCATCAGGCACACCATTGGTTTTATTAACGGCGGAGTTATCCGTGATAGACAACGTGACCTTTTGAGCCTTTAGCTTGTAGTCACCCATAGAAAAGTGCATGTTCTTGCCAGAGATACGCATACTCATGGTTAAGCCTCCGCAGCGTTATTAAGATCAAGCCCGATGTTCACAACAATGTGTTTTGGGCAGTTATGCGGCGTAACGATTAAACCAATCACCACTTTGGTTTTGCTTTGCCAAACAATGGTCACGTCTTCATCACTTGGCGGCATAATTTCACCTGGGAACGTAATGCCACCAAGTTCAATGGTCTTCGACATATCACGCATGTCTTTACTGAAGTAATCGCGATTCATTTCAATGCTCACTGGCGTTGAATTCAGAATCTTGTCACCAATACGGCGAATCGCTTTAATGCGTACTCGGCGGTTTATCTTGTGAACAGGGCGAACGTATTCAAGGAATTGATAATCACCGCCCTTGGCTTCTAGCGTGGTGGCGTCCGTCCAATACACACCTTCCATATCGGCATACCATTGCGGCAACGAATAACGCGCCTCGGCCAACACATTAATCGTGCTCATCTCCAACGCTTTGCCGTTCTTGTCCACTGGCATTTCGCCAAGGCCAAGCAAGCTACCTGTTGCTACGCGCATCGGGCTATCAGCCACGGTGACAGAGCGATCACATAAACGGCCAGCAAGCACACCCAAATTGTTGCCATTAAGTTGTGGCACTGGCGTCACCATGTTGGCAGACACATCTTTCACAAGTGCCAGTAAACCTGCTTCGTATTCAGCCCACGCTAGGCCAGTTTCTTCGGTAGCATCAATGCCAGAACATGCAGCAAGGAAAAACACCCAACGGCCAAGTTTGCTTGTCAGCTCGGTAGCTTTGTCTTGCATGGCTGTGAATTCAGCTTTGTCTTTCACAACATCAACAATACCAATCCCTTCGAACGAATCGGTTTTGTTGGCCAAATCAACCGCAGTTTGCCATGTATCATCAGCACCCAAACCAAAGATGGCACCTGTCCAGTTCTGTTTGCCGTTAAGCTGCGCCGCTTTCACGTTCGCGCCTAGTGCATCATCAGCCACCACTTCATCAAGGTTGGTCATGTTGTTAACACGCGTCACTTTGCCTTGTAGTTCGGCCTTATCGGTCTTGCCGATAAAAAGCAGATGGCGTTCAATTTCTGGAATCCCGCCTTGCCCTAAATTGAGGTTGTTTACCTCTACCTTTCCGGTTGCCATTGGTTATTTCCTCGCTCATTTTCGCGTCTTGGCCTGCTCAAAAATCTGTATGAGTTGGCGGGTGACTTCACGTTCTTTACTGCCTAATATTTGGCGTTCTGCTAAGGGAATATCCCAAGCTGACACATTCGGTTGATTGCTCAACTCACGAATGATTAATCCTGCTTGGCCATGGGTCACGGTGGCCATTAACAGCTTGAGCGTGGGCTTCTTTTTTCCCTTGCCACTCTTGCGCGGTACCATGTAACCCAACTCTCTCAGCTTTCGCGCCTGCCCTTTAGAACAAGGCGCGGAATAATCTGGCGTTCCCCATCGCTTTTGCATTTGGCGTTTGGTCATTTTTTGCTTTTGACCAAGGTGATGCCTTGCTGCAATTCTTGCGGTGAGCTTATTGCTCCAAGTAAGGTCGAGCGTGTTGGCATTTCTCACATAGGGCGTTAACCCCTTTGCCATGCGGCGCATTACCTTGCCGCGCTTGTTTCCTTTCTTGGGTGTTAATGTTTGGCCGTGAATGTCTTTTTGTTGCTGAATTCGTTTGCGTGTATTGGCTTTTTCCCAACGGCCTAGGGTTTTCAATATCCAAATACGCTTTCTTGGTGGAAGGGCTAACATGGCAAGCTTTTCTTGCATGTTGAGCACATCCCTTTGATTCACATTAACTGTCGGTTTCATTCACCAACTCCGCTTCTTCTGCGGTGTAAATCTCAACGGCTTGAACTCGGTATTTCTTCCCGCGCCAAGTAATCATTCCACCCTCATCGGGAACCAGCTCAATCGGCTCCATCAATTCAAGTTCGATACTCACATCAGCCGCTTCTTCGCTGATCACATCAACCGATAAAGTCGGGTCTTCAAGCTCTTGTTCGTTGCGGTCTTCTTCATGGTCGCTTAACCAACAAGCAATCAAAGCCAACAAGCAACGTGGGTCTAACAACTGGTGAGGATATTCCTCAACCGAGATCACCGCGTTGTACTTCCAAAAACATGCGATATACCCACCGTTCCCACGGTCTTCACCGCTCGGCACAATCGAACCACCTTCTTGCCACGCTTCAATCTTGTTATCCAAAACGCTGCTATTTAAGTGACTAACAATGTAATCCGTTAAATGCTCAAGCTTGGTTTTGCTGTAAGCCGTTTCACTCATATCGCTTCAATTCCATTGGCACTGCGGCCAAGTAACAAACGAACATCTTGGTTACTCTGAGTAACAAAACGTGCCGCCTGTTCTGGTTCATCGGTTGCCACGCTTTCCCCTTCCTTGCGGCGGTCTTGCGTGGCGAACTCAGGTAATAGATCAGCATGGGCCAAACCATAAACCGCACGTTTGTACACCATGGCTTTAACAACGTTCAGTTCTGGCGGTGTGCCATCAACCAACAAGCTTTCTAATCGCTCTTGAATCGCCGTTGCTGCAATCGCTATGGCCATCGCTAAAGAGTCGTTATCAAACGTGTGGGGAATACGGCGCAAATTGCGGAATTCATCGGTTGATAAATCCGGCCAACCTTCACCCGTTAAGGCGGTATTTTCTGCGCGGTTAACTTTCCCACCAAAGCTCATTAGAAGTCCTCTTTTTGAGCTTGCGCATGTATAACAAGCAACAACGTGCCTCCGGCTAACGTTGCAATTATCCACGCTATGCCTGTTATCCAATATCCCCAGAAAATAAAAGCGCACCCAATGCACGACCACAAAATGATTAGAACTTTACTTTTCCAAGCCTTAGTACCTTTTTCTTTCATCCTTTTAGCGAACTTGTTCAACTGTTCATCGTTAAGCAAGGCGAGAGAACCGAGCAGGATGATGACTAAACGTACCCAAGTCACGACTAGCAACAAGTTGACAAAGCCATCACTCAGCATCCCCAAGTTATTGGTTGTTAAAACCGCTACGGTCATTACCAACATAAATAGCCACATCACTAAATTTTTCATCTCAGTTCCCTTAATAGGTGCGCCTCTAACCACTGGGTCGACGGCATCGAGTAAGCACAAAGGCTTCTCTTACCTCACCAGCCGAGGCGCGGCGGCATAGGAGTCTTTACTAGTCGCTGCGACTAAAGATTCTTGCCATCGTTAATGGCACGAATGCGTTGTTCGATTTTCTTCACTTGGGTACCAACACCCACTTTGCAGTGTTTTTCGTGAGCGTGGTTTAGAAGGGCTAAAGCCTTTTCCAACACCTTCACATCACCAACTGCCGTTGCTTGCGGGTTGCCTTGTTCATTTCGAATCAGGAATAAACCTGCAAACTTGTACCACTTGGCGTGAACCTTTTCGTGTAATCGCCATTCCTTCTCGACCTTCTCAAACACTTGGGAGAAATACGGTTCAATGGAATTACCACGTTCAGATTCACGCTCTGCCCATGCCAACACTTCATCGGCACAGAAGGTAGGCCAATCGCGGCGGAAGTTCTCCGGCGTTGGCAGGTCACGTTCAATGGCTTTCATACACCAATCAATCGCGACATCTAATTCTTTAATGTCGAATAACCAGATCACCACGTTGGTGAAAATCGGGTTTTCGAACTGATCACCGCTTTCTAAATAGCGTTGAACATAAGGTTTGTACTTCGGCACTAAAACATTGCGCTTATGCTCGATACGGTCGGCAATCGCATTAAAAGAACGTAGATGCTTGCGGTCTTCTTCGAACTCAATCAGCTTAATGTGCAGGCTATTGGTGTCGGCCACTGGGCTCGTGCCAATATGTCGCTGCTCTTTGTCTACCTTCTTTGCAAGGTTGTCTCTCATACCTGGCGATAAGCGCATTGTTGTTTACCTTTTACTGAGCCTGACTTGGAGTAGCACCAAAGTGAACTTTGGCTTCGTTGAAACTTGCGTAACCTTTATGCTCACCTACCGCGTAACCTTCGTTACGTAGGTATGAGTTTTCGTGCTGCTTACGCTCTTCTGAATGCTCAGATTTACGGTGACGCGTATTACGCTGCGTGTAGATATGCAGGTTTTTAAGCGTGGTCACAGTCATACGCATACCGGGGAAGAACGGTGGCGACATTGCACGACGGCCAGCAATCGAGTTTGGCAGTTGTTGCGCTGCTTTCTTCTCGGTTGGCGTGGTTGCCGCGTCATACAAACGCGCTTGCTCAAATGAAAGTAGATCAGCACCCACCAAAACAATCAGGCTTGGGTCATTGCGTAGCGCTGCATGAATCTTGGTGTTGATAAGGTCAGAAGCCATCGCATCAAGGTTTTTGTAATCACCGCCGCCGTCTGGGTCTAGGTACACATCCACATCAATGATTTGGTCTGGTGACTTCTCTTTCACCACTTGCTGCCAACCTTTGTTTACGTCTTCGCCGTTAGGGTTGGTGTCTGGGTCTGTTGTTTCCGATGTTTTAATACCGTTGAAGCCAACACGGATCATGTCTTGCGCGAAATTCAGCGTTGCGTTCTCGTTCAAACGCTTCATGAATTCGCCAGGCTTACCCGAGTTCGCCCATACGCTTAGCAAATCCCAAGACGCAACCGCGCATGAATCCGTTTCAACTAACGTGTACTTATTGCCCGACACACCCGAAGTAGTGGTATGACGACCGCCTTTTTTACGACCAGTGTGAAGTTTGTTGGTACCAACATCGATCACTTGGCCTGTCAGTTGGTCGACATCTTCAACCGTGATCAGCTTTAGGAATTCAACCGATTCCATCAGCTTGTTTTTCAGTGCCGTTTCAATCGGGCCTGAAATTGAAAACTGCTTACTCACATCAGGGCGGCCAAACACTTCACACTGCTTTGCACAATAATCTTCTAGTAATGCGCGAGCCGTTTGAGTTAATTGCATGTGCTATTGCTCCTTATGCAAAGTGGCTAGTGTCTACCGAAGAACCTTCATTACCTGGTACTTGATCAGGCAGTTCTTTCGATAAATCATTAAATTTCGTTTCTAAAGCCGTTACTTTTTCCATAAAAGGCTCTAGCGCTGTTTTCAGCTCAGCAGAGAATTGCTCTACTGTTGCACCTTCCGGCTTCGCTTCTGGCGTTGGCTCTTGCGCACCAAAATCTTGCTGTAGTTCAGCTTTAATTTCAGCTTTCAAGCTTTCACCAAGCAAACCGAATTGCTCTTTTAGTGCTGCTTTTAGTTGCTCTTCAGTCACTTCCATTTCCTCTGGTTTTGGCTGTTCAACTGGTGTTTCTGGCAGTTCCCCACCAGATTGAAAATAACTCGCGATAGTGGCGAATGCGTTTGCTAACGGGTTAACGGCGTAAAACTCGCCAAGGTCGATAAGCTCTAATGAATCGGTTTCAATTTCTTGAGTTTCGCCATCTTGACGAGAAAACTTAAGACGAGTCGTTCCTGTTGAGGCTGGGGAGTCAGTCACAGCTAGGCCAATCAGATAAGCTCGCCCAGTTCCTTGAAAATCTGGGTGCATTTCAATAGATGTATAAAGCTTTTGACCTTTTTTGTTAGCAGTAAGCAAAAGCTCATTTGGCGTAATTTTGGCAAGCAATCGAAATTTACCCGCACGCTTTTCAGCTTTGACTTCTGGCACTTCACCCCAGTTGTTTCCTTCGAATACATTCCAATGAGAGCGAGAGTGTTCAGGCCAAATTAATGCACCATAAAGTTCTGGCGAGTAAGACTCACCCATTTCTTTAATTTGATTTGCGCTAATCTGGCGACCGTCTACGGTAGCGCCCTCAGTTGCAACAATATTCCAACCACTGGTTTTACTCATGCTTGTCATTTACCTAATTGAGTTACGTCAAATGAATCTTGTGTACGGCAAACAATACGCCTTTGACTAACTCCTTTCAGCCACTTCAATTCTTAGAAATTCGGATATTTGTCATATCCGAATTCATCAGAATCATAGTTTGTCATTCGAGGGATTTCGGGGCGTATGATGCAGACATGGCATATTCAAATGAAATAAAAGAGGCCGCGAAAAAGCTTTATTTGCGCGGATTACCTCCTAAGGAAATCGCGGCGCAATTGAACCTTAATAGCGACCGTATTATTTACACCTGGGCAGAGAAATCTGGCTGGGCTTTGTTGTTGAACGAACTTTCTGTTGAGGAAATGATTAACCGCCGTTTGGCCGTGTTGATTGATAAAGACGAGAAAACCGATCAGCAGCTTAAAGAGATGGACAAGCTTATTGACCATCACGTTAAGTTGCTTAAAGCCATGAGTGATTCAAAAGCCAAAGCGGAGCGAATGCTTGCGCAAGGCAGCTCGGGTAACAATGGGGCAAAAGCTGAAAGCAAGGGCAGCGGCCAGAGTAAAAAGAAAGGGAAAGGCAAAAACAACATCGAGCACCTAAGTGAAGATGATTTTGCAGATTGGCACGATTCCCTGTTTGAATATCAACACGTAATGCGCAACAACATTAAACAGCGTATTCGTAACATCCTTAAATCACGCCAAATTGGTGCCACCTATTATTTCAGTGGTGAAGCGTTAGAAGATGCGATTCTAACGGGCGATAACCAAATATTTTTGTCAGCGTCTCGCGCTCAAGCCGAGGTATTCCGCAGCTACATTATTGCGATCGGCAAAGAGTTTTTAGACATCGAGTTATCCGGCAACCCGATCACCCTATCGAACGGGGCCGAACTGCGCTTTCTATCAACCAACAGCAAAACCGCCCAGAGTTACCACGGCCATGTTTACGTGGACGAATACTTTTGGATTCCGAACTTTGACGAACTGAACAAACTCGCTTCGGCAATGGCTACCCATAAGAAGTGGCGCAAAACCTACTTTTCCACGCCATCTTCTAAGATGCACCAAGCTTACCCATTTTGGACGGGCGACTCTTGGCGCAAAGGTAAAGCGTCTCGCGAAAAACTTGAGTTTCCAACCTTTGCCGAATATCGCGATGGAGGCCGACTCTGTGACGACAAACAGTGGCGTTATGTTGTCACGATTGAAGACGCGGCCAACGGCGGTTGTGAGCTTTTCGACATTGACGAACTACGCGAAGAATACAGCCAAGAAGATTTCAACAACCTGTTTATGTGCATGTTCGTTGACGGTTCGCTGTCTGTCTTCAAATTCTCAGACCTTGAAAAAGGCATGGTGGACGCCGCCCACTGGCAAGATTTCAAACCAAAGAACAAACAACCCTTTGCGCGCCGTGAGGTATGGCTCGGTTATGACCCATCACGAACCCGCGACAATGCGTGTTTAGTGGTAGTGGCACCGCCAGCCGTTGCAGGTGAAAAGTTCCGCGTATTAGAAAAGCACTACTGGAAAGGGCTTAACTTCCAATACCACGTATCTGAAATCGACAAAGTATTTCAGCGTTACAAAGTCACCTACATTGGTGTTGATACCACGGGCATTGGTGGCGGTGTTTGGGATTTGATATCCAAGAAATACCCGCGTGAAGCTCACGCCATCCATTACAGCAACGAAAACAAAAACCGCTTAGTAATGAAGATGATCGACATCGTTGAAGCCAAGCGACTTCAATTTGATGCTGAACATAAAGACATTGCCATGGCATTCATGGCGATTAAACGAGTACCAACGGCCAGTGGAAACGCCATGACATTCAAAGCAGAGCGTAACCAAACCACAGGCCACGCCGATGCATTTTGGGCGATATCTCACGCCTGCATTAACGAACCGTTAGCTCATTCAACGCCAACTAAATCAACTTGGGAAACAGCGGCATGACCGAAGAAACACAAACACTAATTAAACAAGATGAGCACACACCCGATTCGGTTTATCACATTGACTCATCGCCCGAAGCAGTCGATTCAAACAGTTGGATGACTTCCTACTCAGATTTGTTTTACAACGACTCAGAGAACTATTGGGAGCCGCCTATCTCGCGCCAAGGTTTGTCGGAAACCTCACGCGCTAACGCTTACCACTGTTCAATTCTTAAAGCTCGTGCAAATCATGTTGCAGCCCGTTTCACTGGCGGTGGTGGTTTAACACGCCGTCAGGTTCAATTTTTCGGGAACAACTATTTCACGTTTGGTGATGCGGCGTTCTTAAAAATTCGCAATGGCTTTGGGGTACCCGTTAGGCTTCACCCACTGGCAGGCATGCACATGCGCCGCCGCAAGAATGGTGATTTTGTGATGCTTGGCCGCGACAGTAGCCAACGTGTTTACAAACAGAAAGACATCATCTTTTTGCCACAAGACGATTTGCAGCAACAAATCTATGGTGTGCCGGATTACTTAGGCAGCTTGCAAAGCAGCTTGCTAAACAAAGATGCCACCCTGTTCCGCCGCCGCTACTTCAAGAACGGTGCGCACATGGGCTTTATCTTCTACGCATCAGACCCGAACCTGAGTGAAGAAGATGAAAAGAAAATGAAGGAAACCATTGCCAGTTCAAAAGGCGTGGGCAACTTTCGCAGCATGTTTGTGAACATCCCGAACGGCAAAGAGAAAGGCATTCAATTGATTCCGGTGGGCGACATTGCCACCAAAGACGAATTCGAGCGAATCAAGAACATCACCGCACAAGATATTTTAGTCGGCCACCGATACCCCGCAGGTAAAGGCGGTATGATGCCGCAACCTGGCTCCACGTTCCCCGACCCAGAAAAGGTGGGCAGAGAATACGCCAAAGACGAGATCATTCCAGTGTGCGAACTGATTATGGATGAAGTGAACAACGACCCAGAAATCAGAAACCTAAAGCACTTGCATTTGAAATTCGATATTTCAGCGATTGCCGAATAGAAGAAAGCCCCTAATCAATGCTAGGGGCTTGCTTTGGTTTAACTGGCAGCTTCTTGCGCTGCCTTTCTTAATGCCTCAAGCACTAAATGCTTTTCTTGCTCTGTGATAAATCCCAGTCTTGCTTCTTCCTCCAGTACCACATCAATTTTTGAGATCAGCGTATTTGTCATAGCCATAATTTACATCTACCTTTTTTCGACGATGATAGGCCGTCCTACCATCATCTTCGCCAATTCATCACTGCAACCTCCTTTGCGTTTAATACCAAAATTCTAATCATAACCACCGCTTTGACACTGTTCATTATTTGAATAACAACAGATTCAACTGTACATAAACACAGCAACTACTTTAATATGAACCCGTCAGTCAAAAGTTAGGTCTATGTATGCGAGTTTATTGCCAGTGCGGTGAACGTGCGATCGTCAGTAAAAGCACCATTAAAAGTGCAGATTGCGCCGATTTATCTTGTTCATGTTCCAATCCAGAGTGCGGCCACTCTTTTGTGAGTGCCATTGGTTATCGTCACTCTCTTAAAAAATCCACCATCCATTTAGGTATTGGCGCGAGTCTTATTGGCTCTCGTATTCAATGCGGTTGTGGAGAAAGAGCGGTGATAAAAAAAACCAACCGCCTATCCAATGATTGCGCCGATTTATACTGTGAATGCAAGAATCATGAATGTGGCCATCAATTTGTTATGTCTTTATATTTCAGCCACACGTTAAGCCCATCATCTAAAACATCCAGCAACTTAGCCCATTGCCTTCTTAGCGTTTTGTCTCCAGAACGCCGCGATCATTTGAAGCAACAACTCGCATTATTTTAGCTTTCCACCTTCTCAAATAGGCAGTTTTACACTGCCTTTTTTTATCTTCACGAATAAGCCTTAACAGAAACGGGCCAACCTCTTGGCTTGCCTCGCAATTGTTACACGTATCATCCGCAATCGCGCACAATACCAACGCTTCAGCCTTTTTATGTAATTCGGACATTTAGCCTCCCAACTGACGATTACTGTATATAAACACAGTAACTTTATATGCACAAATTTTATATTTATTTATGTAGTCTATAATAAGGTGTGTGCAGCACCTTTAATAAACGGGCGGGATACTATATACGCCGAAGCATCACAAAGTTGACGCAGATCGACATTACATAATAACTAACCACCGTTGGCATTTTTTCATTACTTACACGCCATTTTTGGCGAATGGATGTCATCATGTCGACAAAAAGCACACTCATCGAACCCATCGTTTTATTCTTAATTCAAGAACGATTGCGTAACCGCATGACACAAAAGCAAATTGCCGAGCTCTCTTACATCCCTTTGCGAACCTACCAACGCATCGAACAAGGCGAAAGCGAGATCACTATTAACCAAGTAAGCCGAATCATTAAAGTATTTGGGATTACTTGGTTAGATGTGGCATGGGGTGAAACGGGACGCCGTCACATAGACACCAATGACATTGCCGCATCCATCAAGCATTTACCCTCTACTTTAAGGCTCACCACATTCGAAGCCATCAAAGCGGTTATTTGCGAACTTGAGAAAGCAAAAAAGCCAACCTAGTGCGGTTGGCTTTTGGTTTTTGTGCATAAATGGCTCACGCCATACAATCGACACAAACACCATCATCGTGTGCTGAAAACAAATCTAGCTGCCAAATTGGTATATCAGCTCTCAATGCCTTTACTGTCTCTTTGGCGTCATGCCAGAACTTACTTGGTGTTACATGCTCTGTCGGCTCAATGCCCGCTCTCTTCATGTCTTCAAACAACGACTCTTTATCCTCCAAGTAAACAGGCCCAAGCTCATCCTTATGGATTGCATACCCTATTCCACTTTCAGCAACTTTAGCATCTTCCCAAATATCAGTACGCTCGCAATAAACAATGTACCAATGTTGCCAACCAGCTTTGAGGCAACCAATGCAATTTGCATGTTTAAATCGGTTGTAAGACATTGGCGGAGCTATACCAATTTCATTGGTAACAGATACGGTTTTTTCCCAACTTATCATAGGAAATTCAGTGTTGTATCCGTCAAGACCCATTATTTGAGCTCGACGTTGCGCACGTTCTCGCTCTCTTGGAGAGGCATCGAACCCATAAATATATATATTTTTTTTATCTGGGTCGTTCGTCTTGAGCCATTTCTTGAATGGTGCCGTCTTTAATCTATTAGTACAAAGTATTTGACCACTACCAACCTTCCATGCTCCAGCATCCACACAGACATCGATTGGGGTGGCCGTGTCCCATTGGTCATGATTCGCATACGTAATAGGCAAACCCAAATACTCCGCAACTTCAACTTTAAATCGTTTGATGTCGGCATCTTCTACTTTCGGAGTAATATCATGATTCAATAGAATCACTCTTTCTTTACCATATGCTCTTACAGCCTCGATTGCACACAAAGCTGAACTATGTCCTCCTGAGTAACACACAACATACACACTTCCATTTACATCGTTATTGTTCAGACAATCTGCTTTCATAACTCTAGCTCCTACGCTAACGGCCAATCGCATTCCGCATCAGGGAAAAACGAAAGGTCAGGTTGTTGGTATTCTTCTTTTACTTGTTCCGGTTGGGCGAATGTCTTGTCCCAACCCTCAAAATTCAGCCAATTCATATCATCCGCAGGCACTCGGCTCACTTCGACCAATTGCGCTGGGCGTTTATTGCCGTGTTCGTCTACCTCCGCAGGGCGGATTTGAATGCTTGTCTCATTATCTATTCGAACTGAGCTGCCTTTTAGTAAGGCAGAAACCGAAAAGGCACCCATATTTGGTGGGCTATTCGCCACTATTTCATTTGGGCTTAACAATCTAGTTAGCTGATCGCAGACCTGTACCTCATCGAGCTCCGTACAGTTATTGACAGAACTCCGAGAGGAGCCAGAGGCTCCAGAAAGAGCAAGATCAGAAGCAAGAGCAAGAGCCCCCGCTTCCGCTTCTTCGTTAACTGGTGTTTTCTTCTTAATCGTCCAAACCTTTAGGCGTGTTTTAACCACTTCCTCTGGCGTTTGGAAACCTTGTAACTTGCGAACCGTTTCGCCATGCGGTGAAGCAAATGGCAACTCTTGGTAAACATTCACGATCAGCAAATCGTCACGCTTAACGAACGGGCCACCTTGCCCCATGATGTAACCTTGCCAGTTACCATGGTCAGCGGCTTTCAACGTGCCTGCGATGCTTGGGGAATTGGTTTTAATACGGGATTCATAGTTAGCCGCAATGAACTCAACCAACTCGGCGTTGGTTAGAACTCTTGCAGGTTTTACAGGGCCAACAATGTGACGATTCAACATGCCGTAAATTGCCATTAGGTCGCCGCGCTCTTGCATGAACACGTATTCCATAAAGGCTTTTTTATTCTGGTTAGCAAAGCGGCGTAACTCGCGGTATGTCGTAACCGGAGCACCACCAAAGAATTGAAACTGACGAATACACCAACGGCTTTTCCAAGCGCTCACGTTCTTCGCCATGTCCTTAGCTTTTTTCCCCTCTTCCTTGCCTGTCTTAGGATTAATGCTGACAGTTTCATCTGCCAATTCATCATCCATCGCGAAACCGTCAATATTCTTAGAAATGTATTTAGCAATGTAACCCGTTGCGGTGCCTTGCTCTGGGTCGATGAATCCCACATCGCAACGCGCTGAGTAATTCACGTTTAAAGTGGTTAGCGTTTTTTCAACGATAGGCAGGCGCTGCGCTGAATCTGGGATCACAACTTCTGGGCAGTTGCGCTTCATCTTCACAGGGAAGTTATTCGCATACACCTTTGAATAAACCGTGAATGGGTTTACTGATTTGTTTTCACGCACGCAGCTATCAACCAACGGCCATTGCTTAGCTGGCATCAGTTCATGCATATCGGCTTTTACTGCATAACGGATAAAGATGTCCGTCACGCGCAATACTTCTTCTGGTTTAACCCAAAGCAGCAAGTGCCAGTGCGGTGTGCCGTCATGGTGAGGCTCTGCCACACGAACGCCAAACCAACGAATGCCATCACGGCTTAACTTAGCGCGGATACGTTGCCAAACATTGTTCAAGTAGCCTTGCGCATCACGAGGGCTTGCACCGTTCCAATGGCTAATAAAGCCACCTTTCTTGTAACTGTTGTGATATTGCGCCGGAGTGGTCAGCGTTAAAAATAGACCTTGTAAGCCAAGTGATGTGGCGATGTCTTCACAGCCACGGCAACGAACCATTAATTCATGACGGCGAATAGCAGGGTTAGAAACACTTTTCAAAACCATGCCAGCAAGATCAGCTTCTTCACCTGTTTCTTCATCAAACAGGCTCATGTTTTGGATAGCTTCCCAGTTGCGCTTTTGCTGTTCTTGGTGTTCGCGAATGCAATCCCATGAAGCATAAGGTGACGCCTTTGAAGATACTTGGCCCATAGCAATTGCTAAGTGCTCACGCATCACCTTTCTTACTTTCACTAAGCGGTTATTCCACCACTTGTCGCAACGCATTTTCGAGATAAATTGAAACACGTTTTCATCGGTTAGCTTTTTGCCCGCACCTGGCGCTTTAATGCCGAATTGGTCGATAAGCTCAGCACACTGGCGATAAACCATTAATGCCGCTAGGTTCTCACCTTCTTCGGTTTCACATTCAATGTTTGCAGTTAGCGTGGCTTGGTAACTAATGATGATGGTCGAAAGCTTGAACGCCATTTCTTTAAGCTCATCAAGTTCGAGCTCTGCCAAAATGCGGCTTTTCACTGGCTTGCGGTTTTTCTCTGCTTGGTCGAAATCAAAACGCGCTTGCTCGGCCACTGGTGTGTTTGGGCGGGTAAAGTTGCTTTGCTCAGTGTCGTTATGTTCTTCACTTAGCAAAGCCACCTTTTGAGTGGTTGGGAGTTTTTTGTAATTAGCCAATACCATGCGAACGCGATCACTTGCAGGGCGCATTCTTTCACGCAGAAAGATGTTGGCATCTTTAAAGCTTTTCTTCTCACAGATAGAGATGTAACGAGTCGCAAAGTATTTAACCAAATACTCTGGCAGGTCATTGAAAAACTGTTTGCGCCATTCATGATCACGCGGGTTCACATCATAAAGCTTACGCTCTGTAACGCTCATCCCGTCCGGTTCACGCTCAAGTGTTGAACGTTCTGCCGGAGCATCTATGGCTTTCGGTTTCTGAGGGTAAACGTGCAACTGCCCCCATTGCTGACAAGCGATGGAGGCTGCACGTTTTTGCTCAGTGGTGAATTCAGTGTTTGAAGAACTCAAAGCTAGTTTACACCCATGGATTCATCAAAAGCTTTACGGCTCATCATGCCCAAAGCGAACGCCCAGAACGGGCTCATGTTAGATGGCTTTTTCATAGCAACTCGGTTGTTTTTAGTCACACGAACACCGCCGCGCTCAACCGGAGTTTCTACCGCTTGCGCCAACGTCATGCCTTTTTTCAAACGAAAGAAAATGGTTGAAGGGCAAATACCAAATGCTTTAGCAATTGGCACCACACCGTGAATACCTTTGTAAACGTGTTTAACACTCATGCTGCCACCTTCTTATTTACTGAAACGATATGACTCAAACCTTGTGGGATATCGAAGCGGTTGCCGTTATCCCAGATAAACCACATGTACTCGCAAGAATCCGAACCGCCATTCACAAAGCGTGGACGCGGAACAATGACAGGCGTTTTCTGAGGAAAACCGACTTCCTCCCAGAAAGACAAACGCTTTATTGAACCGAGATAATTCACGCGCTGCAGGTAGGCCATTGTTCCGTTTGGTGCCAATTCGCTCAGGCTTTTACGGATGAACTCTTCCGTTAGTGAAAAAGGTGGGTTTGTGATGATCACGTCTTGCATTCCAAAATCAGTCGCTAGGTAATCAATACCTTTTTCAATTTCAGCAAATGACTTTTGGTTTTGTGGCAAATCAACCTTGTTGAAGATCGCACCAGTACCAAAGCAAGGTTCCAAAAACTTATCGGTAGGACGAAGCGTTAACTTTTCCAATAGAGCAATAACGCACTCGTCAGGTGTTGGGTAAAGTTCGCGTGGGATTACCTTTCCATTAGTAGAGCTCATCAGATCGCCTCCACTGTTGGGTAGCCATGAGACGGTTCACAATCACGCCACCACATTTGCATGGTTGCGTTTTGGCTAGTGCTTTTAGTGCAAGCAGACACAAAGAAAAGTGCGCGAATTGCGCCAAGTGCTTGGTTATGAGTTACGGGATCAGTTGACTGGTTAAACACCACAACCCAGAACACCCACCAAGCGGTGATGAAGTCTTCAAGGCAAAGCCCTTGTTCGGTGCCGTTCACGTTCACCAACATAGCGCGAGTAGAATCAAGTTGAAGCATTGCGCCTTGGCTTGATTCAACGCTGTTGAATACACGAATGAACTGTTCAATTTTGCGAGAAGTAAAGCCTTCACCACGAAGGCCGAACTCTAAATCACTGCGGTAAACGGTAATGATGCTCATGCTTCCCCCTCAACATTTGTTTCGGCTTCTTCACGCGCTTCAATAATGAGCTCAGTCAGTTTGCTTTCAATCGAAAGAAGTTGCTCCAAAGCATCTTCTTTATCAATCTCCACATCAGCCTCGTATAGGTTTTTTCGCTTGACGCTAGAGTAATCAGCGTCCATTGGTTCCACGCTGACAAACAAGTAATTCACATGAGCCGAATAACGAGTAAAAATATGAATCACATCAGCGTTAGCCATTGCCAACACATTAATCGCGTGAACGATATCGAACACTTCGCGATCAGCATTTAAGCCACTCATTAACTTTTGCTTTAATGCCAATGCTTCGGCAGGTTGTGGAGTAACAAACGAGCCACCACGGCTCTTGCTTAGGCTCTCTTTCAATTCCTGCTCTTGCTCTGATGTGAAAGATTCAGAGTTAAAAGCCACGGCTTTCGCTGCCAGTGCTTTTATCTCACTCAACGAGCTTCTTAGTTCATCTAAAATTTGGTCATTCATCTTCTATGCTCCTACGCTAAGACGAAAAAAAAGCCCCCGTTACAGGGGCAAAGGCTGCTTGCTCTTAATGGGTCTTACTAAACTGTTTGTGCTTCAATCGGCGAACATCACCGAACTGCTTATCGAATCCTGAAACGAGCGTTTTTAGGTACTGCATTCCAGTTCTGATTTTCTGCAATTCCAAATCATCGAATGATTCAAAAGTGCGTTGGTAATCTTTGGCAGGTAAGCCACCTGCAATCAGCACTAGGCCTCGGCTTTTATCTGGCAACTTGTTGAACATTTCCTGCAACTTGCGGCGCGTTGCTTCACCGTTAAAAAGCGACTTACAAGCGGCGATGCTATCTGCCGCGCTTGGTAATGGTTCTTGAATAGGTTGTTCTTGTTTTCTAGCTAACTGGTTCATGCTCATTTCCTTATGCCAAACCTGGAAGTGGAGCACCGCTTGCAATTAGGTCGGTACCAAATTGCATCAAAGGCTGTAAGCCTCCGGTGGTGCGGTTTTCAACATCGTTGATAAGAAGCACAAGGTTGCCAATGCCAGCTTGCGCCTTTTGGATTAGAGATTGTTTGTGGGTGCGAGAAAGTCGAGAGTTGCTGCCGTGTTCCAATGCCCAAGTAGAAAGCTCACCTGCATTCGCGCTGTTATGTAACAAACGCTCCATCATGCTTTTTTCGTCTTCTTCCTTTAGAACTGGCGCGGCCACCATATCGAGCCCAAGCAAAAGACAGTTAATCAGCGTGTAGTTGCCGCTTACCTTTGAAACCGCAATCAACTCAACAGGCTTTAAAGCGTGTGGTTGTGCTGGGTTTAACTTGTTGCGTAACATGCCCGGCTTCATTCCAAGATCACGAGCTATTTGCTCCATGTTCTCGGAATTCGCAAACGAGCAACAAGCCTCGTCAAATGACTTTTGTTTGGACTCACAAAATACGTACATTGAGTTATTCCTATCCGTAAACAATACTCAAATGAAGAAGAAAGGAACGCAAACGAATGACCAACCAATGACATTGAGCCAAAGAGGACACTTGTTTGGGTACTTATCTTCCCATGACTCACTCATTGCATCTTGCAGAGTGAGTTTGGTTTTAGGGCGGCGAATAAAGCTCATGCTTGTTGAGCCGCAGTGCGTTGGTATAGAAGAACCAAGTTGATCAGCACACTGCCCTTACTGCCTTTTTTCTCTAGAACAGGGATTTCACCTGCTTGAATGGCGCGATTTAATGATGAGTCTGACCAGCCACTACGGCGGCAAAACTCTTTTTTGGTGCAGAAAGGCACATCTAGTGCTATTTGAAGCGTTGCCATAAGTGGTATCCTATTCGTTTGTGTTTATTTGATGGTTATTGAGTGATATTGACTAACCATATTCGCGTTTGAGACAAATTTACGATCATTTTCTTTCATTTGCAAGAAAATATATCCCAAAAAGAAGGTTAACCGATAAAAATTGGTGAATTGACTTTTAGTTTGTCGTTTAAATGAATGGAAAAACTTATATGAGTAGATTAAAAGCGAAAACTCCGCCATTTGAGTACATAAATGGGCGAGAGTTTACCGAAAAGCTAAAAAATGTGACGAATTGCAGTACATATGGGTTATTGGCTGATCACTATGGCGTCCCAAATTCTACTTTTTCGACATGGCATCACCATAATCGAACTGGGTTTGAACTTATTGTTCGTGAACACCTAGCATCCGGCGCTTCCGTTCGATATTTGGCTTTGGGGTTGGGCGAACCTTTCCCTCAAGACGAAACAGCATCCGAAGCAAACAATATCGATAAGTTCTCGATTGTTAATGGCAAGCTTGAGGAAATGGGTACTGTTGCGATTGGTCTATCGACATTGAATGATTTTGGTTTGACACAAGATGGTTTAATCGTGGTTGAACAAGATGGTTGCCACTTATATATAAACAAAGCCGAAGCACACCCTACCTCTGGTGACTACCTAATCGATATTGATGACGTTCTATCTATCAATTACCTACAACGGTTGCCGGGCAAAAAACTGGCAATTGCGTTTGGTACTTCAACGATTGAAGTATCCGAAGACGATATAAAAGTGCTTGGCCGCGTGGCCATGGAAATGAAAAAGAAGTGATAACCCGAATCGGTAGGAATGAGTAATGAAACGATTAATATTAAGCTTGGTTCTATTGGCACCCTTTTACGCACACTCTCAAAGTGAACTAAGCGCATTATCCGATTGTGAGTATTCCAAAGAAATGCTTGAGGATACGACCCCTTTATTAATGAAAGCTGTTTCATTTATGGATAGCACCGATTACAAAGAAATAGCACAGTGGCGAACTCAAACATTCAATTCGGCAATTTCTGCAATTGAAGATAAATATCGTCTATCTCCGAAAGACGCAATGTCACCTAACCGCAGCGTATCAATACAAGTCCACAATGATTTTGTGAATCGAACTCGATTGCTTGTGCAAGAGATTTACGGCCATGTGAGACACGGCAACAACAAATCAAGAATCCAAGATCAATGGCAAATCATCAAAGCAACTGGCGTTCTTTACGCAGAACAATGCGAGCAACAAGCTAAATAATGAGCGTTAGAAAGGTTGATACTGCCGACAAAAAGCCATGGTTGTGCGATGTTCGCCCCAATGGCCGCAACGGTAAACGAGTAAGAAAGCACTTCGCCACTAAAGGTGAAGCGCTTGCTTATGAGAAGTTTGTTTTGAAAGAAACAGACGACAAACCGTGGCTTGGTGATAAAGCCCAAACACGCAGCTTGTTAGACATGATTGATTTATGGCAAGAACGTCACGGCCAATCGCTAGCGCATTCAAAATACACGTACAACAAATTGAAGGTGATTGGGTTGGCAGTAGGCGACCCGCTTTACCACAAGTTCACGGCAGGGATGTTCACAGAATATCGAACTCGCCGCTTGGCGGGTGAAGTGGCCGACCTTAACGGCAAAAAAGCCAAGGTGACATTCCGAACCTGCAACAATGAACAAGATTTGCTAAACGCGGTTATTGTCGAACTGAAAAGAATGGGTGAATGGAAAGCCGAAAACCCTTTGCAAATGGTTCGCCAATTCAAATTGCACGAACAGGAAATGGAATTTCTCACTGTTGAGGAAATGCAGCACCTGATCGCCAATGCCGAGGCACACGAATATCATGGTGATTTACACAAGGTGATAAAGTTGTGTTTGGCCACAGGTGGGCGTTTTAAGGAAGCGGCAACTTTAACGGGTGCGCAACTCGCTAAATACAAAGTGACGTTCACGAAAACGAAAGGTAAAAAGAATCGCTCGGTACCGATCAGCCCAGAGCTTTATGAGGAAATTTATAAGGCAGGTTCAGGGCCATTGTTTAGCATTGGCTATTCAACAGTGTATCGATTCATCGTGAAACACGTTCCACGTTTAAGCCAGCAAGCAGCTCACGTTCTTCGCCACACTTTTGCGTCTTACTACATGATGAACGGCGGCAACATTATCGCGTTGCAAAGAATACTTGGCCACAGCGACATAAAACAAACGATGCGCTACGCTCACCTTGCGCCCGATCACTTAGAAGATGTGGTGCAGAAGAACCCGCTCACGAATATCCGCCTTGCCGAACAAGCCAACCTAAAAACCTCAGATTGA